AAAAGCTAATGTTTCTGTAGCACCTAAAGTATTACCACCTGCAGTTACAGTTCTAAACGTATTAGTGTCTGCTGTCATATCGTCAACCACCAAGTCAATAGTACCGTCAGCATCTTGGTATTCAACAGCAATACGTGTTTCTGTGTTTGAAGTAAACATAGCTCCTACTATGTCTTGTACTGCTTCGGTGCTTAAATTTGTATCAGTCACTGTTTCTGTTGCTGTAGCTATTCCAGTTACGTGACCGTTAGAATCTAATGTTATATCTTGTATATATGTTCTGCCACTGTTATCAGAAGAACTAGCTGCTGATATACTTGGGTGAGCTGTCATATCGTCCACTACTAAATCTATAGTGCCGTCACTGTCCTCGTATGAAGCTGATATTCTAGTCTCTGTATTACTAGTAAACATAGCACCTACTATATCTTGAACTTGTTCTGTTGTCAATGGTGATACAGCATCTATTTGTGTTTGTATATTAGATGTAACACCGTCAAGATAATTTATTTCATCTGTTGTAGCAGTTACACCGTCTAATAAATTTAACTCTGTCGCAGTAGCAGTAACACCGTCTAATATATTTAACTCAGCTGCAGTAGCAGTAATAGCAGTGCCGCCATACTGTAATGTTCCTGCTCCTGTAATATTTACAGCTGTTGAACTTAATTGTAAAATACTAGATGTTCCTTCTCCGTCTGTAATAGAAGTTAAAGTAGATGTAATACCAGTATTACCATTAGGTATTTGTAGTAAATCTTTATATGTATCTGATACTTTTCTGTTTGTAAAATCTGACATTGTTACCTCATATTAGCTGGTACTATAGCTCTAGTACCACCAGTTTTATCTCGTTTTTTAGCTCCAAATTTTTTGACATACTCTCTGTATTCTGCCATTAATAGTTGTGCACTTTGTAGTTTTAGTTGTGCTAATTGTGGATTGTTAGTTGCTGCTGCTTTATCCATTAAAGCTTTTGCTTTTACAAAACAAATAATAGCAGGGTGAAAAGTATTATCTATATCTATTTCTTGTGTCATATCTGTATACTCATCTGCTTCTGCATAGTATGATAATAACATACCAGCTGTTAAAACATCAGTAGTAGACAAAGGTGCATCGTCATCGTGTGCTGCAGCAGTAGTATTTTTATGTCCTCTAGTTACGGTTAAGTCGTTACTTGATATAGCTGTAATTAACATTTTTTCTGAATCTATTAATAAAATATCACCTACCGCAAAAGCAGCACCGTGGTCTACAGTAACTGTAGTAACCGATGCATTAATACTTCCATTTAATAAATTACGTGTGCTACCGTCTGCTTGTACAGATTCTGTAGCTCCAATAATAGGTGCTTTCAAATGTCCTTCTTTAGTATTACGTGTATTATTATCGCCGTCTGTAGTTGCTACAGCTATCTTATCTCCTTCTATCCACCAAACAAAAGTTTCATCAGGGTTTTTAAATGAACTCATTACTTACTCCGTATCCGTTACTTTAATATCTTGTTGTAAAAGTCTAGGTATTCTAACATATTCTCCTTCATCTGTAAGAATACTACATCTATAAACTTTATTTATTGTTACTGCTCTATCGTCAGCTAAACCATACCACATTTGATTTGTTATTAAATCTGTTTTTGCATACTCAGTTTTTAAATCATACTGACTTAAATCAACTAATGCCTCATTAATTAAACTTTTTACATAAGTTTCAGACACATCAGGAACTGCTTGCAGTACCCTTGAGTATATTTTTTTTCCATTAAATTCTATAGCTGCCACTATAAATCCTCCCAATTACTATTTACATCTTGCCAAAATACATTTCCGTCGTTCCAAAAACTAAAAAATTCTAGTACTTCTGAAAAAATAGACGACGGTGCAATATCAATTTCTGACCAAGTTGTTGCTACAGAAGATAATACTCCACTCCAAGATGTACTTTTTCTAGCACTTTCTGATACTTTTGTCCAACTAGTTTTTATACTCATCGTCTATCTGGTAAATCTTTTTCTACATATAATTTATCTATACCCAATATCTGTAAACCTTCTTTATATTGTCTATCTACTAATTGATATTGTGCTACTAAAGAGCTTACTAATTCTGGGTCTTCATCTGCGTTAGCATTACTAACTAATCTTTCTAAACCATTTCTAGCTGCATACAATACAATAACTGATTCAGCTTCTTGTGGCAAATCCTCTATACCACCAGGACTATCGTTGTCTGCTACAGTAATACTAGTATCTATATATATTACTCTACTATCTAAACTTGAAGCACTAGCAGGAAAAGTCTCTATAAGACCATTGTGTAATATGTAAGCAGGGTCACTTGTTGTTGCTGCTTCCATATAATCTGTATCAACTACTTTACCTAAAAACGCAGAACTTAATTCTCTACAAGGCATAAATCTACTACTATTATTAGCATCTTTTCTTAATACTTTATGTATACGTTTACCTTTACTAGTAGTAGAATTAGTAAAATCTAATTCTTCTGTAACTCTTTCTAACTTATCTAAAGGTAGATTGTCGAGCACCATACGAGCACCGTCAGTTAGCCACTGACCGATTGCTGTATTATCGTTCAAACTACCTGTTAAGTCTTCTACTTGTGTTCCAAATGTTGCCATTATCCTTGTCCTCTATATCTTTTCTTATAATACTTTTTACTATTTTTTGTACCGTACTTTGTATGACGACCTTTCCCTTGTCTTGTTTTTTTCTTACCGTTAGTATTTCTAACTTGTCTACCAAAAGAAGGTCTAGCCATTATCTTCTTTTCTTACCATTTCTTTTTTTTGCAAATGTTTTTACATTTGTAGGTTTACCACCTACACCCTGTGCTTTAGCTCTTTTTCTTCGAACAGCACTTCTTATTTGTGACTTAGTCATACGAGCAGCTTTAGCAGCAGGTACACACTTTGGATATTTTCTTTTTTTATCCGCTTTTAGTTTGGACCTTCCACATTTTTTATAGCCTCCACCTTTTTTTGGAGCACCAATATCTACCCAATTTTCACTAAACCATTTGGTTAAGCCACCTTTGTAAGCCATTATCTATACCTACCACCACGTTTTTTGTATTCTCTTACTAACCAAGCATTAGCATACGCAGAAGGATATACATCAAACTTACGTTTAGCAGCTGATTTAACTCTAGAATACAGTGCTTTATTTGTAGGAACGGGTTTTTTTCCTGAGCTTCTTTTTGCTTTTCTTTTTTTTCTTGCCATTAAAATTATACTTTCGTCTCTTGCCGTTTAATGAAACAGATTTAATCATCTCTTTTTCTTTTTAACCACACGTTTTCTCGCTGGTCTTTTAGGCATTTTCATTTTTTTCTTTTTTTTCATACTACCGTACATATTATTTCCTCACTAGTTTTTGCCACTTATCGTGGTTTCTTTGTTCGTTTTTCTTTTTTGTTTTTGCTAAATGGTCAGACATAGGTACTGTATTAAAGTCTATTAAGTCTTTCCTTATAGCACTTGCCATAGGAGT